GGAGGCCGGCCCTTTGTTCGATACGTAAGTATCTTTAAAGGATTTGTAAAACCTAGACATGGTTAAGTCATCAAGGCCGCGGCTCGGAAAGACCGCTTGCCGGAAGTGACGAACCAAACTCTCGTCCAGGTGCCCTCACCAGTTAATACATCTTTCGAACGTCTCCCTGAGTCTAAGTACATTTCATACTTAGCCCAGTGATAGTGAAAAAGGTGTCTCCTGGTATTTGTCCTTAGCTTAGGCTTGAATTCAAAACCCTCAACAAGAGTAAACTCTTGTGGATTGAGTTGGATTCGTGCTAAAGCTTCAGACAGGTTTCCGTCACTAATCTTACGTTTTCCTAATTTAGGAGTAACGAAGAAAAGTGGGAACTCGATTAGGGCCTCGTTGGAATCATGTGACCACCTCTTGAGATCGAGAACGTTAGCACGTTCAAATTCTGGAGATGGCCCCCCATGCAAGGACGGTGGGAGATTCCGAAGCAATGTTTCGTACAGTCTCTTAAAACTCGGGTAAATGGATAACCGTTTACACTTGTTAAAAATGACGCAACAGTCACCGATACTGGTAGGATATAGAAAGTCGTAAGACTCGATATAACCTTCAGTTCGATGATAGTTGGCGCCACAGCTTTCGCGAAAGTCACCAGTGGTAAAGCTCTTTTGGAGATTTACTTGGAGACCAACGTTACTAAGGAGGGTAAGTAACTCACCTGCCTTAGACGTCGATATAATAATATCATCGCCGAAAACTGAAGACTGAGGATCCAATTGCTTACACAATGCACACAAAATGAGGGACATAAGTTCAAAAGTGAACCCGTTTCCCATTGAGGATATCTTCTTTACAAGATGATACTCCCCATCATTGCCCAAGACAAGAGAGCTCCGTGATATCTCGAGGAGCTTCACAAGTCTAGGTGGTAAGAGGAACCTACAGAGGTCTAAAGAAATGCGATCACTCGCATTCTTTAAATCGATTGTAGCGATAGAGTCGACGTCGCGGATGCGATATCGATGAACGGTAGCTAAATTGTCGAGATCTATTGAATAGATCCGTTGAATTTCACTACGTATCCAATTACCTATAGTGCGTTGCGTAACGATGTTTGCGAATGGTTCGATATTGATTGGCCTACGGTTTTCATTATTTTTCGGAGCTGACGACCAGCGGCTACCTTCAACGAAGGTGACCACTTGCATCAATTTCCAAGAAAATATGCGAAAACGAAAGTTAGATGC